AACCCTCAATCGGCTACGTCCTGGTTGGTCCAAAAAATGATGGAGGTTGGTCAATGCGCCATGATCAGGGATTCCAATCTCTCACCAAACATGGTTATGTAGTTGAGGGAGTGGAGTCTGTATCCGAAGCAGACTCTGGGCGAGTCTTCAAGAAACTTTCACGTAAGCACGATCTCGTGTTTGGTACGTCATTTGGTTTTATGGAGGCAATGTCCAAGACAGCAGAGAAAAGGAAGAAGACCTTTTTCCTGCATGCTACGGGCTATAAAGGAAATGACACGAACTTCGACAACTATGTTTGTCATTCGTTCCAAGCACGTTTTCTTACTGGTATTGCCGCAGGGATGCTAACCAAAAATGGCAAAATCGGGGTAGTTGGGTCTCATCCCATTCCCGAGATTATTCGTAACATTAACGCACTAACACTCGGTGCCAAATCTGTAAATCCAAACATCAAAGTTGAGATAGTTTGGATCAACTCTTGGTTTGATCCTCCTAAAGACATGGAGGCAGCGAAAGTGTTGTTAGATCAAGGTAACGATATTTTATACACCACTACAGACTCTCCTAGTGTAGTTGTCCTTGCTGAAAAAGCAACAAAGGAAGGCAACAAGGTTTGGAGCATGGGTAACGATGCCCCAATGGGAGAATTTGGTCCAACTGCATATGCCACTGGTATGATGTTTAATTGGAATGTTCTGTATAAGCACATTGCTGACCTCGCCAGTGAAGGCAAACTTACCACAGGTCAGAGATGGAATTGGGGTCTCAAAGAAAACTGTGTTGGCTTATCACCATGGGGCGAAAACGTACCTGGAAAAGTAGTCAATAAAGTTGAGACTATCAAAATGCACTGGATTAATGATGAGATGGATGAATGGTATCCATTTTCACAGGGATTCACCAAACAAGATGGTACAAAGGTTGAAGCAGGGGTCGTCAAGAGACCTGAGTTGGAAACCATGATGTACTATGTTGATGGAGTTACAGGACAATTTCCTGTCAAATAATTTTAAAAAAAAGTGCCTTCGGGCACTTTTTCGCTTGACATTTTTCCCTTTTTGTGCTATACTTAGTTTAAGTAAAAAATGCAAACAACCAATGAGGTATGATGTCAAACATTAATGTAGAATCCAAATCACAGTTAGCTCAGTTACTTGCTCAAGAGGGCATTGTCGTTATCCACGATAAGAATCTTGAGACTGCCGCATTTGATCCCGTCAAAAGAAAATTATTTTTACCTGTCCTCAAAAAGATGACAGGTGATGTGTATGACCTTTTTGTTCTTCATGAGGTTGGACATGCACTTTATACCCCACCAAAAGGTTTTCATGATACCCCATCTGAGCATGGTGCTCGCTACAAAGGTTTCCTCAATGTAGTTGAAGATGCTCGCATTGAGAAAAAGATGAAACGTAAGTACCCAGGTGGTCGATCACCAATGATTCGTGGCTACCATGGCTTGATGAAGCAGGACTTCTTTGGAGTCAATGGCATGGATTGTAATAAACTCAGTATGATTGATCGTTTCAATCTTTACTTCAAGTGTGGTCTTGCTCTTGACATCAAGTTCAGTGAAGATGAAAGTGAGTTCATTGATCGAGGTCATAACCTTGAGTCATGGGATGATGTCCTTGATTTGGTTGAAGACCTTTGGGAGTATGCTGCGCAGGAGCAGATCGATGAAGAGACACTCAAAGACATGATGGCATTACCTATAGACTTTGATATAGATCCATTTGATGAGGATGATGATGACGATGTAGAGTATGAGCAGTCTGAAGGATCATCTAATGAAGAAGAGATGGAAGCCAACGTCAAACAAAGTAATGATGGTGAGAAAGATAAAGGTGAGGAAGAGGATGATGAAACTCCTGTCATGGGGCAAGAGGGTGGATCATTCATCAATGACTCATATGAGATCCCTGAACCTGGACAAATCTCAATCACTGATCAAATGTTCAGAGATAAAGAGAATGAACTGGTCAGAACAGACTTGAATGGTGATGTCCATTATATTAACATCCCAACATTCCCATACACTGACTATATTGCCAAAGACACCGTAGTATTTGAAGATCATATCAAACGTATTGAGGAAACATTCGATCACTGGGAACAGACTGGACAACAAGCACGTTACGTCAGTTGGTGCCAAGAACGTGGTGATGAGTCCTGGACGAAATACCAAGAATGGGAACAGCAAAACAAACCCATTATCAACTACATGGTCAAAGAGTTTGAGATGCGCAAGCAGGCAAGACTTAACAAACGTGCTCGCATTGCTCAGACTGGTTTGATCGACACTAACAACCTCTATAAATACCGAATCGACGATAGGATTTTCAAGCAGGTCACTTCAGTACCTGAAGGTAAAAATCATGGTCTGATTTTCTACATTGACTTTTCAGGTTCAATGGGAAACATTATTGGTAACGTGATTCAACAGGCAGTTACCATGGCACTGTTTTGTCGCCAACTCAAAATACCTTATCGCATATATGGCTTCACCAATGGTAACAGTCATAAGATTGCTAAGATCATGGACGAAAATGGTGTTGGTAACAGACAGACGATTCGTGAGAATCAAAAAGAGAAATACCAAAGGGAAGGTGATATTGACATGGACCACTCTCTTTGCTTATTTGAGATGTTCACCGACAAACAAACCTCAGCAAACTTCAAACGCATGGCTCGAGCCATGATTGAGTTTCCAAAGTATGGACATGTTCCGATCCCACTGTCTGGCACACCATTAAATGACGCCATCATGATGGGCATCGACCTTTGTAATGACTTTCGTAGGGAGTATGGCCTGGATATCGTCAATACAATCTTCATGACGGATGGTGACTCTCATGGTTGTAGTAGTTACATGGTTGAAGAGAATAATAACATGGTACCAAAATACTTTCACACAAGCAAAGATATTATCTTTGTCAAGCATAAGAAAACCAATACACAGGTTGAGGTTGGTCGTGAAAGTGGTCGTAACAGTGGAGTGATGACTGATGCCTTGGTCAAGTTGTACAGAAAGGCAACTTCATCCCAGGTCATTGGCATCAACATTGTTAATCGTATTGATGGTTTTGTTGCTCGCAAGGCAGGACTAAACTACTTTGAAATGAAAGAGGACATTCGTAAGAATGGTTTCCTTGTTAGTGAAACTGATGCATATGATCAGTTCTTTACTGTAATGGATAAGACACTCAGAATGTCAAACAAGCAGGAGCAAAATTTTGGTGCCATTGAAGCACAGCAAGATTACAGTCGCTCAAAACTTGGTACTGCATTCAAGAGAATGAATCGCGACAGACTTAAGCAAAGGTTTATGCTTGGGCAGTTTGTTGAGATGGTTGCTGAAAAAAGATTGTGAAAATGGAATTTTTCGCTTGACATTTTCGGAAAAGTGTGTTATACTTAGTTTAAGTTGAAAATGAGAAATTGATAACCCCAAATAAGAGGATCTTATGGGAACTAGACCAGCACGCAGAACAGTTGAAACATCAGTATTCGCAACAGCAATGAAGAGTAAGGTTCAAGACCGAACCATTGGTGGAGCAGAACTAACTGAGGTATCTCATGAACTTGGTATGAAACCAAAATCATGGTCTGACCTCGATGACTTTAAAGCAGGTTATGGTAAGTGGTGTTTTGCTAACTCAGAAAACCTGATGATGGCTGAGACAAAAACTGACTCTTCAGCTAATACTACGTCAACCATTAAAGCAACAACTGAGGTATTTGATGTTGCTGGTGACAATCTGGTACCACCCAAAGATGAAACCTTTGTCCCATGGGGCAACTATAGGGACATCCACTCAGTCCTAAAGTCCAATATGTTTTACCCAATGGTAATAACAGGACACTCCGGTAATGGTAAGACCTTCGGTGTTGAGCAGGGTTGTGCCCGACTCAACAAAGAATGTGTCAGGGTCAACTTCACAGTTGAGACTGATGAGGATGATCTTCTTGGTCACTACATCCTGGTTGATGGTAAGACTGTCTGGCAGGATGGACCAGTACCAACTGCAATGAAACGTGGTGCAGTTTTACTCCTTGATGAGTATGACCTGGCTAGTTCCAAAATCATGTCACTCCAAGCAGTGCTTGAGGGCAAGCCATTGTTCATTAAAAAACTCAACACCTACGTATATCCTAAAAATGGATTCAATATCGTAGCAACTGCTAATACTAAAGGTAAAGGTAGTGAAGATGGTCGGTACATTGGTACCAATATCCACAATGAGGCATTCCTCGATCGCTTTCCGATAACCTTTGAGCAACCATATGCCAATAGGAATATGGAGGTCAAAATGGTCGTCAACAACATGACGGCACTTGGCAAGGTTGATGAGGACTTTGCTTCCAAGTTGGTCGACTGGGCATCCATCACCCGTGCTACCTTTAATGAAGGTGCGATTGATGAGATGATTGCAACACGACGATTGATTCACATAGTTAAAGCATTCTCAATCTTCAACGATAAACGCAAGGCAATCGAACTTTGCATCAATCGTTTTGATGAGATCACCCGTCAGTCCTTCATCGACCTCTATGAGAAGATTGATGCAGGGTTGGAGGAGAATCCAGAGGAAGCAGTCTCCCCAACTGATGACGTAATATAATCCTCTAAATAATCTGTCGATCGACAGGGCACGTGTTGGATGCGTGCCCATCCTCTAAAGGTACATTATGAACGTATGGCGCAAAAGCATTGTCAAGGGACTTGGCTCCCAGATTGAAGAACTCTTAAAACAAGAATATGAACGTGGTTGGGATGATGCTATGAAATATGCCCAAATGGAGCAAAAAAAGGCAAATGAGTTGTTACAAGAAAAACAACTTGACAAACAGAAGTAAAAAAGGTATAATATATTATTGTTAATTATGAAAGGTTTTGAATGGAAATAAAAATAGATCAAACGACGTTGGGTGGCAAATCACTAATGATTGCGACACCAATGTATGGAGGTCAATGTCATGGTATGTATGCCAAGTCTTGTATTGACCTGGCTATGTTACTTGGCATGAATAATGTACCTCATAGATATTATTATATCTTCAATGAGTCCTTGATCACAAGGGCAAGAAATTATTTGGTCGATGAGTTTCTCCGAGCAGAGGATAATAATGGAAAACCTCTTGAGTACCTTCTTTTTATTGATGCTGATATTCATTTTGATCCACGTGATGCTATGGCCATGTTGGCTTTAGCAGGACCAGGTAAAGATGACAAACGCATTGTTGGTGCTCCTTATACCAAAAAGACGATTGCTTGGGAGCAAGTTCATGCTGCGACCAAGATGGGTGTAGTTGACGACAACCAAGGCAATCCTGATATCCTCAAAAGGTTCACTGGTGATTTCGTATTCAATCCTTCGACTGAAGAGGGCAATGAGATTAAACTATCTGAACCAGTTCCAGTCATGGAAGCAGGTACAGGTTTCCTGTTGATCCATCGCTCAGTGTTTGATGAGTTTAAAGAGACATGGCCAAAGTTTTCGTATAGACCTGATCACAATCGGTCAGAACACTTTGATGGGTCACGAATGATTCATGCATACTTTGACACAATCATTGATAATAAAGAGTGGTTGCCTGAGAATGCTACCAACAATACTGATCGGTATTTATCTGAAGACTATTTGTTTTGTCAGATGGCTCGTAAGATTGGTATTAAGATTTGGTTCTGTCCTTGGATTCAGTTGCGTCATATTGGCTCATACATATTTGAGGGTCACATGGGTGCGATTGCTGAGATTCAGGGTCGTCAAATGTATTTGAAGAAGCATGGCAAACTGCCTACAAATCAACCTGATCCTTCTGGTAAAGCACAGTTTCCTGGTGCACCATCAGCAGTAACTCCTGTCAAAGCAGATGAAGTTAAAGATGAAGAGTTGTTCTCATTAACTCCAACCCCACAGTGGAAAAAAGATCAGTTGAAGGCAGACCTGGAGAAATCAGCAACTGAGAACAAAGGTGCTCCCCCTCCTCCACCCAAGACTAAGAAAAAGGGTAAAAAATGATTGGGAAAAAGAAAAAGTCTGAAACAGACATCAACCTCAAGTATAATGAAGATAAAATACTTGATGATCTTAGGTCTTATATTGAGACCACGTACGGTCAACACTATGTTGACGTTAAAAAGGACATTCAAATTCAGGATGTCTTCGATTCTATTAGCATTGCAGAAGAGTTCTGTCGTGGTGCTGCGATCAAATACCTGATTCGATTCGGTAAAAAAGATGGCAAAAACCCTAAGGATCTCATGAAGGCAATGCATTATACGGTACTCTTGTACCACTATGCTTTTAAAACGATAAAGGATGGCAATGAAATTAAGTGATAATACAATCAATGTCCTGAAAAACTATTCGACCATTAATGAGTCGATTGTGTTTGAAGAAGGTAACCGACTGCGAACAGTCGCTAAAAACAAATCAATCTTGGCTGAGACTGTGATTGAAGAGACCATTCCACGTAGGTTTGCGATCTATAATCTCAATCAGTTTATTGGTGCTATGCAGATGTTTGATCGTGCTGATCTTGAGTTTGAAGAGAAGTTAGTCAAAATGAAATTCTCAGGCACTACAATCAACTACACTTGTGCAGATGAGTCACTGGTTGTTAAGCCACCTGAGAAGGATATCAACTTCCCTGATGCTGAGGTCAAATTTGTAATGTCCTCAGAAAACATTGAACGCATTCGCAAAGCAAGTGCTACTCTGAGTTTACCTGAGGTTGTCTTCAAAGGCGAAGAGGGTGCTGAGTTTGTTGCATGTGTCATGGATGTTAACAATACTTCCTCATCAGTTATGGAAGTGCCTTTGGGTACAAACTCCACAGTCAAATGTTCGATGGTGTATAAAGTTGAAGCATTGAAACTTATCACAACTGACTACAATGTTGCTATCTCATCCAAGGGTGTTGGTAGTTTCATCTCAGGGTCAGATAAATATAAGTATTTCATCGCAACTGAAGCATCTTCAACATTTGGGTCTTAATGGATAAAAATATACTATTTGTCGAGAAATATCGACCACAAACTATACAGGATTGTATACTTCCTGATCACATGAAAAGTGTGTTCAGTAAGTTTGTTCAACAGGGAGTCATGCCAAACCTATTGCTGACTGGTTCAGCAGGTGTTGGTAAGACCACTGTGGCAAAAGCATTATGTAATGAACTTGGATATGACGTCATGTTCATCAACTGCTCAGAAGAAAGGGGTATTGATACTCTGAGAACCAAGATGATGGGTTTTTGTTCAACTGTCTCAATGACAGATGATCGCAAGTGCCTAATCCTTGATGAAGCAGATTATCTTACACCTGATGCACAGGCAGCACTTCGAGCATTTATTGAGCAGTTCGCTGCTACTTGTTCATTTATAATGACCTGTAACTTCAAAAATCGTCTGATCCCACCTTTGCATAGTCGGACAACTGTTATTGACTTCAAGATAGGCAAAAAAGAGTTGCCTACACTCGCAGCAGGCATGATGAATCGCATCATTGGAATCTGTGAGCAAGAGAGCATTACAGTTGAAGATAAGAAGATTATTGCTGAGGTTGTCACAAAATACTTTCCTGACTTTCGCAGGACTCTAAATGAAATACAGAGGTATTCAATCGGTGGTACGATTGATACAGGTATACTGGCTCAGATACAAGAACTCAATACAAATGATCTGATCCCTGCTCTCAAGGAAAGAAACTTCAAGATCGTCCGCAAGTGGGTTGCAGACAACTCAGATGTTGAGATGAGTTCACTCTACAAAAAATTATACGACGAATTATATAAAACACTTGATCAAACAAATCAATCGATTCCTCAGATGGTCTTGCTGATGGCAAGGTATCAGTACCAGTCTGCTTTCGTCGCAGATCAGGAGTTGAACCTCACTGCTTGTTTGGTTGAGATCATGGGCGATTGCTCATTCAAGGATTGAAATGACAGAATATTATGAACACCCTCAATACAGTTTTGAGTGTACTGATGACGTTGGAAACAGAATAGTCGTTGAGTTTACTGCTGAGACATTGTCTGAGATTACTGCTAAGTTTGTTGACTTTCTTAAGGGAGTTGGCTTCTCTTATGTAACAGGTATCAGTGTACTATCAAAAGGTTCAGAAGAAAATCCATCAAACTGGAATTATCACTTTGATAGTTGGGGCGAATATCAGCATCCGCCCATAGATGAAATGATCAACAAAATCGCAGAAAAGGTAGCAAATGAGTAAACCTTCTCCATTTTCCATTGTTGGCAATCTTAACAGCAAAGAAAAAGGTCATCTTATGGATGGTGAAGAAGGTGAATTATATGAGTCCTCCTACTCTGGTTTTATTATTAACCGAGGATTATCGATGACTCAAGAGACAGTTGTCCATGCTAATATAATGAACTGCTACCCTGACCTCCCATCAAGATGGCAATATGATTTTTTGTTTTATGGTATACGTGCTAAGAAAAGATGGGGCAAGTGGGCAAAACGTAATACTTCAAAGTATCAAGAATCAGTAAAAAAGTTTTTTAGTTATTCTGATCAAAAAGCAAAAGAAGCAATCAAGGTTTTATCCAAAGAACAACTTGACGAGATATTCCAATGGTTTACGACTGCGGAAGGTGGAAAATCCTAAATATGTTAGTGATTATCTCTATGTTTTATAGGGATTATAAGTATGGATATTATCCAATCGTTCGTCGAGATCACCCTTAAGCAACCTGATGATTTTTTGAAGATAAGAGAGACATTGAGTCGTATTGGCATTGCTTCAAAACGTGAGAAGAAATTATACCAATCATGTCACATTTTGCATAAACAGGGTAAGTATTATCTCGTTCATTTTAAAGAGTTATTTAAGTTGGATGGAAAACCATCAGACTTCAACCAATCTGAGACAGACATCGCAAGACGCAATAGCATAGCGAACTTGCTTTCGGAATGGGGTTTATGTAATCTGGTTGAACCAGCAAAAACCGCAAGTCCAACCTGCTCAGTAAATACATTGAAAATCCTCTCATACAAAGAAAAAGGTGAGTGGATACTTGAGACAAAATATAATGTAGGTAACAGTGAGTAAAAAATTAAAAATATATAGAACAACAGACAAGGCAGTCATACCCAAATATGCGACAGAACAGTCGTCATGTTTTGACCTTCATGCCTGTTGGAATGGTCCAGTGAAAGTTTGGAATGCCTATTCAAATAGTGACACTGAGAGAGAACCTCAAGATGTCTTGATTTTGAATCCAGGCGATAGAGCATTAGTACCAACAGGTCTAATATTTGATATTCCTAAAGGTCACTCAGTGCGCACGCATCCACGTTCAGGGATGGCGTTAAAAAATGGGATGACATTAATCAACTGTACTGGAGTCATTGATAGTGACTATGTACAAGAGACCTTTGTCCCAATCATTAATCTTACAGAGGCACAGTCATCGATCAAGTTTGGCGATAGAATCGCTCAAGCAGAGATGGTAAAAGACCTGAAAGTATCATTTGAAGAAGTTGAAAATGCTCCTGGCGATAAAACTGATCGCACTGGTGGTCTTGGTTCAACTGGGGTGTAGTAACCGATCAAGAAGTCCCATGATCAAATGCAAATCTTGTACTGGAGGTGCTGGGTACTATGTTGACAGCACCAAACAGTCTTGCAGTTGTGGATTCTTTAAATAAAATAACATGATAGAGAAAATGAGAACTGACCTTGACTACCGTGACCCAAAACACAGGTGGGAAGGTTTTGACATGTTCTATCGATACATGCTTGAGACTCATGAATGGTCGCCTGATATCGTACTTGAGAGATGGTTACTCGATGACATGAATGCAGACTTTGAGAAGAGATGCACAATGGCATTTTTTCATGGTGCCTGCCACGCAGGTCCAGTTGAGTCTGCTTTTGCAGTAACATTCCCCACAGTTACTGCTGATATCATTCCTGAGATGACTGAGTGGTATCTAAAATACAAGAAAAAACTTATCTTTAGTCCTGACTGTAAATATCGCAAAATAGTATTTGAGAAGTTTCTCAAGTCAGTTGGTGACTCTCTTACCACCACCCTTGGTGATTACATCAAAAAATCCTTCACAGTTGGTACTGACATCGAAAACTATAATGACCTTAAAAACAGGTGCATGAATGATTGGTTTCACTGGGGTCGGATGGGTCACTGGTCTTTTGTTGAGGCGATGGTTGGAATGACTGATGCACCACTTGAAGCACCTGACATGGAGTTTGCGACAGGCAAGTCTCACAGATCAGGTTGGGCATTTGCCATTGGCAGAGATGATTTAGTTGACACTGATGATATTAGTAAAGATGATATGGAGATGCTTGAGAGGACAGCAAAGGAATATGTTGAGAGTGTTGACCATCCCAATGCTAACTTTTTGAACTTTGAGACCTGTTGTTGTAACTACAAACGTCAACACAAAGGTACAAGGTATGCTGGTTGTTATACTGATGAGCAAGAGTTAGAAACAGAAGAGGCAAGACACCTGTTGCCTGAGTTTGAATGGCTTTGGGATAAATATATGAAAGCACGACCTCAGGTTTTACCTCACGCAATGCTTGCTGAGATGAATCCTGAACAATGGGAAACACCATCAGCATATGTGGCAAGTATGAACAAGGCATTATCCAACTATGGTAGGATACCTCGTGCTGAAGCATGGCACAACAAAACACCTCAGTTTTGGACTGAGGTTGAAAATCAACCCTTTGCCCGTACTAGTGCGGCAGTGACGGATCTTTTATTTTGATATGATACAAGAATACATTTTAGGCAGTTGCATGGACAACATGGATACAGATGAGTATGATTACTTCTGTTCCAGTCCACCCTGCTATGAAGACCTAAAGGCATTTGGTGTACAACTAAACAAACCTGAGACATACAAGACTGGGTTTCTTGACCTTATTGTCCCCAAACTTAGACCAAGTTTGGGTACTGTTACTTTCACATTTACAGGTTGTCGCAGAAACAACTCTCAAATCCTGCCAAAGTTTTACTATCTTACACAGTGCTTTTTTGAGAATGATTACTACCTACGTGATGTTAAATACTATAAGAAAAAAGATGGATATGATGGGTACTCGCATACCATCGGTCATGTTTACACTTTCCAAAAACGTGGGACAAAGGGGTTATACAATCTGAGACGTGATGAGTTATATAATACATATGGCCATGACATCTGGGGACCATTTTTGAGAGAGCAGAAGATAGCAGGTGAGGTAGTTGGTCTACCCATTGAAGTGCCTGAGCGATGTATTCTTAATTTTACTGACCCAGGACATGTAGTTTATGATCCATTTGGAGGGATTGGTACAACAGGTTTGGCAGCAGATGAACAAGGAAGAGGATATCTGATGTATGAGATCAGACCTGAAATTTATGCCGAAGGTGTTAGACTCTTCGACGAAAAACATAATGATGTAACTGAGATACTATTTTGAGAAAACTAATATACATGATTGGCATGCCTGGTACTGGCAAAACCACTGTAATCAAAAAACTAATGGAGCAGGTTCCCTTTATCCGTGATGAGGCACCTATTCAACTCCTTGAGACTCACTCTAGCACAACTGATCCTAAAATCAGATTGCTTGGTGTATATGAAGATGATCAGGTATATAGTGGGACTGATCGGTTAAGCATGGCAGTTGCCCCTCAGGCAATCAAATACCTTGAGAGGAAAAATGATGAGATAATCCTTGGGGAAGGTGACCGCCTAAATAACAAAGGATTCTTCCGTGCTGCGTTGGATAATGATTTTGAGTTACATATCATTGTCCTTGAGACCTCTGATGCTGAAAGGCAACGAAGGTATGATGAGCGAGGGTCGAATCAAAAGGATTCATTTTTGAAGACTGTGAATACTAAAGTCAACAATATGGTTGAAGCATTTGGTCCACAGAATACATTGTTTGGTCAAGAACCAGGATATGTTACAAGAGTGCAACACAGCACTCCTGATCAGACACAAACAGTGGTAGATCTAATCATGAGTTTAAGGGACTAGATGGGTATGCACTGGGGAGAAAGACTGGCTCTACTTGTTGGGCTATCATCAATATTATTTTTGCTGTTATATGAAAAAGGATTTAGCATCATATGATGTGAACAAGGAATCTAATGGCGTATGCTGATAAAGTGGTGGACCACTTTGAGAACCCAAGGAACGTAGGATCACTCGACAAGGACAGTCCAAATGTAGGAACTGGTCTTGTTGGCGCACCAGAATGTGGTGATGTGATGAAATTACAGATACAGGTAAATGAAGAAACTGGAGTCATCGAAGACGCGAAATTCAAGACCTTTGGTTGTGGCAGTGCTATTGCTGCTAGTTCCCTTGCTTCTGATTGGGTCATTGGTAGAACTGTTAATCAGGCGAAAGAACTCTCGAACGTTGAGATTGTTGAGGAACTGTCATTGCCTCCTGTCAAAATTCATTGCTCTGTACTCGCTGAAGATGCGATCAAATCGGCCATTGAAAATTATAAATCCAAAAGGGGACAAAATGGATAAAAAATCGAAAGGTAAGGGTGGGGAGCAAAAAGAAAATGCTCCCCATTGCCTCTGACCAAAACAATTAACAGGCAAGGAACTTGAAGACGCAATACGTCTTTGGGAACTAAGAGGGGGAATGTGATAAAATACCAAGATTTAAAAGAACTCAAATTGAAGAACTCAGACAAGGCGATGAAGTTAGAGAAAGAGATTCAACAACTAAGGACTGCTCTAATGAAAAAGGAAACAGAACTTGCTAGATTGATGGCAGAATGAAAACTGTTCTTCAGATGTTTGAGAATAGGATGAAAGATGAACGTACTGATAAGTACGTTGCTGATGAGATTAAGAAAAGAAAACTTGCTAAACATTTGGTCAATGCTACAGACGACAAGAAAATGTTGAAAGGCAAACCTGCTTTCATTTTCCCACACCATACGGGCAGCACCAAAATTCACGTTTACTTAAGGAAGATGGCAGGTCCCTCGAAGGGAGTTATGGCCTATAATTATGATATCAAATTTTAATGTAACTAAGAGGGGGAATTTAGATGTTAAAGATTGTGGGTATTTTGGCAATCTTATTATTAATGAGTGGATGTACCCCAGATGTTCACGGATGTTGGGGATATAATTATGAGTCAGGTTTATTGAGAGGAACAAGGGACGCAAATAAATTTTATGTATCACCTTACAGACAATGCGTTTCCCGAGACACAATGCAGGACTTGCATAGAATGAATGATGAATGAAACCATACATAAGCACTGGAGAGACTGGTTAGCAGTCGTCTATATTACCATTTGCCTGTGGGATTTTATTATTGGCGCAGCATGGTGGAATCTTTCCATACAAAGCATGTTTTTAGATTGCGTTGCTCGCGAAGTAGGGCAAGCCATATGTTTTCAAAATGCTCCACCGCCATGGGATCCATACACTCTAAGAAATGGTGGAATGTTTCACATTGCTATGGGTGCTATTCTTGGTGCATCAGCATGGAAAAGATCTGAAGAAAAACCTGACAAAACAGATTAATGGGACTTGGCTCACCAATACTTTATTTTATAGAGTCCAATATTGAGGAAGTGTTTGGCAAGGTTGATGGACTCAAAATGCTTGAGTTGGGTGATCAAGAAATTAGACAACCCAAATCCGATCAAATATACTACTTTAAGGATTGGAAGGGTATTGATGGTGAGACCTCTGGCAAAGAGTATTTTACAAAGAGAGGTTATCACCATACCTCAGTTGATGAGAAAGGTTTGAGAGGTGCTGAAGTAAGAGACCTCACCAAACCTGAACAGTTTTTAGATTGGCATGACTGCTTTGATGTTATTACAAACTCAGGGACAACAGAACACGTAGAACCTCATGAAGCACAATATGACTGCTTTAAGATTCTGCATGACTGTTTAAAAGTTGGTGGTATTTTTATCCACTCTGTCCCAAGTGTGTATGCGCATGATGTCCTTGGGATATGGAAGGGTCACTGCCAAAATTATTATCATAGCCAGTTCTTTGAGATGCTGGCTGAAGAGAATGATTATGAACTTTTGCGCAACACCGACATGAACAACAACTGTTGCGTAGTTTTGAAAAAAGTTATTGACCAACCATTTATGGATGATCGCAATGCACTCAATAGTTTAGTTGCGAGAAGAATAACTTGACAAAAGAGAATAAAGAGGTATAATTAGTCTATGATTAAAAAAGCTAAATATATATTGAAATGCGAAGCAGGCACATATGCCGAAGACAGCATTTCATCATTGGTGTGGACAATCTTTACACACCGACTCGGACACTTTCTAAAAGGAGAAGGTTTTCGAGACTAACCGAGTCGCCAAATGGGACTCATATTAATAACACTGCCTATAAGGAGTGACTATGTATACTTACCGCGATCAATGGACAACCCAATTTCCCCAGGAATTCAATAAAGCACTTAACTGTGCAGTTGGATTTGATAATATGATCCAGAGACTTTTTGAAGTATCTGATGGAGGAGGTAAGGGATCCAATAACTACCCACCTTACAATTTGATAAGAGAGAATGATAATTACATTCTTGAAATGGCTTTGGCTGGCTTCCACGAGGAACAGTTAGAGGTTAAATATCAAGATGGTACCCTGACGGTCGGTACTATAAAAGGTTGGGAACAAGACCTTGATGAAGATAAATATATTCATCGTGGCATTGCGGCACGTACGTTTACCCGCACGTTTACCCTATCTGACGATGTTATCGTGAAGGGAGCAGACTTCAAAAATGGTCTGCTTATTATTACTATGGAACGCATTGTGCCTGATGAGAAAAAGGCAAGGACTATTCCGATAGGGGAGTCGAATACTAAATCAGAAAGTCAGTTATTGACTGAAGACAAGTAATCACAAGTGGGGTGCCTTCGGGCACCTCTGAAGGAATGAATGAAAATATCACGTAACTTTTCTCTGAATGAACTTACCAAATCATCGACTGCTATACGTCTTGGTTTAGATAATTCTCCATCCATGGAGCACTTAGTTCCTATGACCGCACTGTGTCACAAGGTATTACAACCTGTTAGAGATGAACACGGGGTCGTGACTGTTAACAGTTGTTATCGTAGTCCAGCACTTAATGAGGCAGTAAAAGGTTCAGCAACATCCCAGCATTGTAAGGGTCAGGCAGCAGACATTGAAGTCATGCGAATGGGAAATGATGAACTCGCCGCATGGATATACAACAATCTTGATTTTGATCAGTTGATCCTAGAATATTTTGATCCTAAGTCTGGTGATCCAAATGATGGTTGGGTGCATGTTTCTTACAGCCATGATGGCGACAATCGTAAAAACGCCATGATGATTAACAAATCAACACAAGGCAAGTACATACCATGGGAACCATAAAAGAAAAATTAGCAGATAAATGTTGGAATATTTTGCAGTGGGCAGACTCAATACTGCTACACTGGCGTAGTAAAGTGAACAAGTGGAAAGATAAATTAAAACAAGAACAACGAACAACAAATAACTGATTAATGCATTTTTATACCTCAGTAAATAAACTAGGTAATAGTGTCGTCGTCAGGGGCATCCGTGACGGCAAACGATACAAGCAGAACATCAAAAATTATGAACCCACGATGTTTGTTGTTGATTCAACAGGCAAGTCTCCGTGGCGTACAACTGATGGGAAGTGTGTCGCACCAATCAAAGTCGGCAACACAACTGAACTCCATAAGTGGAGAGAAAAATACAAAGAAGTAGACAACTTCCCTATCTATGGGTATGAAAGATATGCCCAGCAATGGATCACTGAAAATTTCCCTGAAGAAATCGCCTTTGATTTTACCCAGTTCCGTATTGGTTATATGGATATTGAGGTATCATCTGAAGAAGGTTTCCCCTCCCCTGAGCAAGCAAATTACCCAGTTACTGCCATCACTCTTTACGTTGATGGCAAATATTACATCTGGGGTTCACAACCTTGGGAAAACAAAGATAACATCAATGCAGAATATCGTCTATTTGAAGACGAAAAGGTTTTGCTTGATGACTTCCTCCTCACTTGGCAGAAACTAGACCTAGACATCATCACTGGTTGGAATGTCAGGTTCTTTGACCTACCTTACCTTTACAATCGTGTAGCCAAACTTGTTGGTGATGATGCCAACAAAAGATGGTCACCATGGAATTATGTTAGGTATGCTACCACACCTGGATATGCAGGCAAACATAGAGAGTTTATTGACATACTTGGTATAGCAACTCTTGATTACATTGAGTTGTATAAGAAGTTTACCTATGTCAATCAGGAATCATATAGACTTGATTTCATTGCTAATGCTGAACTTGGTACAGGTAAACTTTCATTTGAGGAATATGGGTCACTTCATACCCTTTGGAAGAGTGATTGGCAAAAGTATTTGGACTACAACATACAAGACGTATCATTGATTGTACAGTTGGAAGCCAAAATGAAACTGATTGAGACTGCCGTCACCCTGACCATGTCAATGAAGTCTGTGCCTGATGCATGTTATACTCAGGTGCAAATGTGGGACAACAAAATATATGACTACCTTTGGAGACGCAATATTGTTGTGCCACCTCGTAAAGATGATGGGCATCGTGATTCAGTTGAAGGTGCCTATGTCAAAGATGTTCATCCTGGCTTATACAACTGGGTCATGTCCTTTGACTTGAATAGTTTGTACCCTCATCTCATCATGCAGTATAATGTATCACCTGAGACTTACCTTGGTGTCGACAACACTCCTGGAGTAAGAAGGTTTTTGAACAAAGATGTTGACTTACCTGAAAACTGCACCATGACTCCAAATGGTGCCAAGTTCAAAACAGACAAACAAGGTTTCCTTCCCAAACTGATGCAACAGTTTTACGATGATCGTAAGATTTTCAAAAAGCAAATGCTCAAACATGAGCAGGAGTTGGTCCATGAAACTGATCCTGCCAAAAGATTTGAACTTGAGAAAAAGATCTCATCGCTGAATAACCTTCAGATGGCTCGTAAGATTTCATTAAACTCTGCTTATGGTGCACTTGGTAATATTTACTTCAGATGGTATGATCGCAACTTGGCTGAGGCGATTACACTTGCTGGACAACTGTCCATTAGGACTGCTGAGATAGCAGTTAACAAATGGATGAATGGAATATTCAAAAATGAAAAAGACTATGTTATTGCTGCTGATACGGATTCGCTTTATATTAATATGGAAGATATGGTCACGGATAGATTTAAAGATGTCCCATTCGATCCAATGGAAACTGTTATTGTTGAATTTTTGGATAAGGTGGGTGATGGGCCACTTCAGACTGTTATTGATGAAGCGTATAAAGATCTTGCCATATACACAAATGCGTTTGAGCAAAAAATGTTCATGAAACGTGAGGGTATTTCCTCCAAGGGTATTTGGACTGCTAAAAAACATTATATTCTCAATGTTTGGAACAATGAGGGTGTCCAGTATGAAAAACCTAAATTAAAAATGATGGGCATTGAAGCAGTCAAGTCCTCAACTCCATCCGTGTGTCGTGACAAACTCAAAAAAGCATTTGACATCATCATGAACAAAGATGAAGCATTCCTACAAGAGTTTGTCAGGAAGTTTAAGTTGGAGTATCATTCCCTGCCAGTTGAAGATATTTGTTTTCCAAGGGGTGTGAAAGGTTTGGCCAAGTATCGTGACAAACAATCACTATACAAAACTGGGACACCTATCCATGTGCGAGGTTCACTTTTATACAACAACGCACTTGAGGAATATAAGGTTGGACAAAAATATGAGAAGATCCAAGAGGGTGAGAAAATCAAATTTACTTATCTTAAGATCCCAAATCCAACTCATGAGAACGTGATTGCTATGGTTGATGGCCTACCAAAAGAGTTTGGTCTCGATAAATATGTTGATCGCGATATAATGTTTCACAAAACTTATGAAGAACCATTGAATGACATTGTTGAAAAGATTGGTTGGTCTCTTGAGAAGAAAAACTCGCTTGAGGACTTCTTCGCCTAAAAAGAACTTGACATTCGAGGGATTAAAAGGTATAATAGTTGTTGTTCAAAATCCCAAGGACCCAAATATGTTATATGAGCACCCGTGTCGATCTTGGGAGGACATGGATGCATTTTTTAATATGTCGCCATATAATTGGCGTGTGATTGAAGTAAGGAAAATATGAATGAATACCTTCAGGACTTGGTTAAGGAGACTGGCAATGAATATGCAGGAGTTGTTGCGGATGGCGTATCTGCTGGTGATGTTACCGATTATATTGATTCTGGCAGTTATGTACTTAATGCTCTCTCATCTGGCTCAATATTCGGTGGCTTCCCGTCTAACAAAATTACTGCGATTGCAGGAGAACAAGCAACTGGCAAGACTTTTTTCGTACTCGGCATGGTACGATCCTTTCTTGATAACAACCCAACTGGTGGGGTTTTATATTTTGAGAGTGAGTCAGCACTAAGCAAAGAGATGGTTGAGAGTCGAGGCATTGACTCTAAACGCATGTATATTATCCCAGTGACAACCATTCAAGAGTTTCGTTCTCAGGCACTCAAGGTGATTGACATGCATCTAAAAACACCTGAGAAGGATCGCCCACCATTGGTGATTTGTCTTGATAGTTTAGGCAACCTGTCAACTGAGAAAGAAGTCTCAGACATGCAGGAAGGTAAAGACACAAGGGATATGACTCGTGCTCAGTTGATTCGTGGAGCATTCCGTGTCCTAACTCTGAAAGCAGGCAAAGCCAACATTCCTATATTTGTTACAAACCATACCTTTGATGTGATTGGTTCCTATGTCCCAATGAAGGACATGGGTGGTGGTGCAGGTTTGAAGTATGCTGCATCAAATATTATTTTCTTGAGTAAACGTAAAGTTAGAGATGGAACTGAGATTGTTGGTAATATTGTAAAAGCAAAAAATTACAAATCACGTCTAACAAAAGAGAATAAGCAGGTCGAAGTTGCTATCACCTACGACAAAGGTTTGGATCGTTATTATGGTATGTTGGATCTTGCCTTGCGCTATAATATATTTAAAAGTGTATCTACCAGAGTCGAACTTCCAGATGGGTCTAAGCAGTTTGGTAAGACGATCAATGAGAATCCTGAAAAGTTTTTTACAGAAGATATTCTAAAACAAATTGATGAGGGTGCTAAGAATGAGTTCTTGTATTCCTCAACTGAACCTTGGACAGAGGAAGAAGATGGCGAGTCACAGACCGAGTCCACCAGCACCAATGCTGATTGAGACTGAATCACATATAAATGAGCATGAGATTATGCAGATGTTACAAAGGCATGCTCTAAATGGTCAAACTGAGAAGTTCTATGAGTTACTCAAAGAGATTCCTGGTGAAGACAAGCGAAGGGATATCATAGAATTATGCCAGATGAAGAGATAGAACATGAGGTACAAGTCGGTGATAAAGTTTATACCGACAAAGGTATGGCCCAGGCAAGTATTACCTGGGCATGGGTTTTAAACCCTATTGATCAAGATGATACTGATCACCATTGCATCCAAATTAGTCATCCAAATTTTGACGGAACCATCATACGCCTAAATAACATCGGAGTCATAGGCGATGACCCTCATCCAGAGACTGGTGAGGTACACCCAAAAGCAGGCAGACTTTACGTGGACTATAGCATTATTGCAGTCCAGACTAAGTCAAGTGCTGATAGGACTGAATGGAAGCAAGAAGAAAAAGAAGAGTTTGATGAAGTAGTTGAGCATATTGCTATACAAATCTTAGCGAGAGATGGACTTGATAGAGCTAACAATCCTGCGGAACCTATTAACTAACGAACCTTTTATGAGGAAGACTCTTCCCTTCCTCAAACCAGATTATTTTCATGACCCTGTACAAAAAGTTGTTTTCAACCAGATATTTTCTTTCATAGAGAAATACAATGCTTGCCCTACGCAAGAGTCATTAAGTATTGATCTAAGTAAAGCAAAGTTATCTGATGATTTGTTCAAGGGGTCAGTTACCCTAGTCAATGAGTTAAAGTCAGAGGAAGATAGTCCTGAAATTGAGTGGTTGGTAGATGAGACTGAAAAGTTCTGCCAAGACAAAGCAGTATACAACTCAATTATGAAATCGATTGAGATCATCGATGGGACAAACAAAAAAGACGATAGTGGAGCAATCCCTAAAATACTATCTGATGCTCTAGCAGTCTCTTTTGATCCAAATATCGGTCACGACTTCATCAAAGATGCTGAAGCAAGATTCGACTGGTATCATCGCCGAGAGTCTAAGATAGAATTCGATTTAGAGTACATGAACAAGATCACTGATGGTGGTCTGCCTGACAAGACATTGAATATTGTCATGGCTGGCACTGGAGTTGGTAAATCATTGTTCATGTGTCATTGTGCAGCAGCAAACCTGTATCAAGGTAAAAACGTGCTGTACATTACGATGGAGATGGCTGAGGAACGAATCGCAGAAAGAATTGATGCTAACCTGCTCGACATCCCACTCCATCAACTAAGAGAGATACCAAAGGACACTTACGACAGTAAAATATCGTCCTTGAAAAGTCAAGTCAAAGGCAAGTTGATTGTCAAAGAATATCCCACTGCCAGTGCGCATGTTGGGCACTTTAGACACCTTGTCAATGAACTGAAGATAAAAAGAAATATACGTCCAGATATAATCTATGTGGACTATTTGAATATCTGTGCATCCGCTCGAATGAAGGGCAACCTGACTAACCTGTATCAACTGGTTAAGTCGATTGCTGAAGAGTTGAGAGGTTTTGCAACAGAGATGGAGGTGCCCATCGTCTCAGCCACTCAGTTGAATCGTTCAGGATTCATGTCAAGTGATGTAGACCTTGGAGACACTTCCGAATCATTTGGATTGCCTGCTACAGCAGACTTCTTTATTGCCATCCAGTCATCTGATGAACTGGAGGAAAAAGGTTTGTTGTTAGTGAAGCAACTCAAAAACCGATACAATGACCCTGCTATGTATAAAAGGTTCGTGATCGGTGTTGATCGTTCAAAAATGCGTCTGTTTGACATAAGTGATCAAAGTTACGTCAACAATACACAAGGTAAGAAACAAAAAGAGGATGATACTCCTGCCTTTGATGTTGGTACTGACAATCGCATGACAAACAAACGTGATTTCGGAAATTTTCAATTCTAATGAGTAGTCTATGCTTGACCCTAAAAGGATGCACCGCATCTTTGGTACCATCGATGCTGCCCACAAAACTTGGGACCATTTTGTAAATCATCACGCCACCTCATGGGATACTATTGAGATCCAAATGTCCGAAGATCTCACTGAGGTGCTTGGAGTCCAAACCAAGTTTTTAGTTAAGATAGCCAAACGACTTAACGCCAATGAGTGTTATTTGGATGGCTCCACGTATGTACCAGATACCTACCGATCTGATGCTCGTATTGACATCACCTTTTATTGTTCTGAGATGGTGTATGAGAGGAAGGTTGGGATCACCCTACCAGTATTAACTGAACTAGCTCATGATTTTACTAAGGTCATTCTGCATGAATATACCCATGCCAATCAGAATGACTGTGATCATGACCCTGGGGATCAAATTTATGATTTGGTCGATCCACTGGAGGTTGATGCTTACTCATCTGAGCTAGCATATGACTACATTCGGTACAACCATGACCTCACCAAGTCTGATGTGTTTGATAGGTTTCATAAGTCTACATCAAGTGAAGTCAAGTCCGAACTATACCATCTGACCGCACTTAAAGCAGAATTTCTTGAGAAATTGGTAACACCTAAATAGAAGGCAATCTTTTATTTTAGGAGTTATATTGTTATCTTTTACATCTTTTAAGGCACCTGAAGGAGTTAACTTTATCGTTGAAGGTAAAGAGGGAAAGAACCTCCACCTTGAACATTTAGAAGATGAAGTGTTGAATGGTGGTGTTGAAGGTGTAGCAATGGCATTCAAGTTTTTGGATGCCTTGAATGAGATGATGGATGGTTCAGCGACCTCCAGTGTTAAGATAACAACCAAGTGGGATGGTGCTCCGGCGATATTCTGCGGGGAAGACCCAACAGATGGTAAGTTCTTTGTTGGCACTAAATCTGTCTTTGCAACAAACCCTAAGCTATGCAAGACAGACGCAGACGTGGATGAGTTCTACTCTGAATCAGGGTTGAACCCCAAGTTGAAAATCGCCCTCAAGGAATTATCAACAATAGGTATTCCAAAGGGTCATGTCTTCCAAGGTGATATGATGTTCACCTCAGAAGACCTCTCGGATCAGACGATTGATGGTACAGATTATGTTACCTTCCAACCCAATACAATCGTCTATGCCATTCCCAAAGGTACTCCCCTCGCTCGTGAAATTAAAGGTTGTAAAATAGGTGTAGTCTTCCATACTGATTATTCAGGTAAGGGAGAATTATCTGAGTACAGAGCATCATTCAACCCTGCAGTCAATAAGTTAAAAAGACCAAAAGGTGTTTGGATACAAGATGCTGAGTATTCTGATGCAACTGGTACAGCAATGTTTACCAAGTCTGAAAGCACAAAGTTTTCAAAACAGATTACTGCTGCTAGGAAGATAGCAAATAGAGTAGACAAGTCCATTATTGAAAGATTCTCCAGTGATGTCAAACTTAGGGTAGACATCAAGGCATTTATGAATTCTAAAATAAGACAGGGGCAAAAAATTGCCAATACCTCTAAAATGGCATTGGAGTTGCTTGAATACCTTGAGGACAAGTATATGAAACAGATTAGTAAACTCAAGACTCAAAAGACCATTGATGCTAAGACTTCTGCATTGAAGGAGTTTATTGCAGGTTTGATGTCTTCAAAGGGCAAGATCAAAATAGTATTCGACTTGATGAGCGCTATACAAGAGGCCAAAGACATCATTGTCAAGAAACTTGAGAAGGTAAAACAGATGACGGATACTTTCGTCAAAACTGAGACTGGGTTCAAAGTTACAGGACCAGAAGGTTTTGTTGCCGTGGATAAGATGAAAGGCAATGCTGTCAAAATCGTGGATCGCTTGGAGTTTTCTATGGCGAACTTTAACGCAATAAAAAGTTGGTAGGATGAAAACATTAAAAACATTTTTAACAGAAGCACCTGAGAAAACACTTAAGATAGAACCTTTGTCTGCTATACGTTTATTGATAGACTATTATGTTCATGTTTACTCTCCTAATAAAATTTCTAATGAAATGGGTGACCTCGAGAAAATATATAAGGAAAATTTCAAGAAGGTAATTTATGATGAATGGTATGAAGATTATGACGAAGAGGAAATGAAGGAATATTTAGATGATTCAGGACTAGATCCTGAAAAAGATTGGGAAGATATATTTATGGATCTCGATGGAGAAAATAGTGACGCTATAGACAATGGTACAATAGAGGACTTTGGTCTTTTGCCAATAGATGATACTTATCATCCTGTAGTTCAATGCATTGGGAAGGCATGGCCAATGGCGCCAAGAAACTTTTCCACTAATGATCAGATAGAGTACCAAATTGAATCCGGCAAGTTCGGTGATTATGAAAATGGTGATGGAATGCTTATTTGTTTTAATTCTTACAAAAATGGCCCAGGGCAAATGAAATCTGCAGCCAAAGAAGCAAGGTTAAAAGTAGAAAAAGATAAGGCATGGAAAATGGTTCCATTAAAGGCAATCATAGAAGGTGTTGAAACACTTTGGTTAAAAGAAGAAAGTTTGACACCATCAGCAGGGTTAGGTAAACTTTTGACTGATCCGAAATACGGTGTTAGTATGGATAAAAAAGAACTCAATACGTTAAATACTAAAGGATTAGATAAGTATGATATTGAGTGGGCAAAAAATTTCAGAAAAGAATATAAGAGGTTTTTATGAGACTTGAACGCAATAAAAAGTTGGTAGAATGAAAACACTAAAAACATTTTTGGCAGAAGCACCTAAGATAGAAGCAATGGATTGGAAAGACGCATTCAAGATGTTGATGTTCCATGCTATAGAAACTGAAGGAATGAACTTCGATGATGATGTAGAAAAGGTAAAAGAAAGTTATGTAGAAATGGTGGAAGATCTCAGATCAGATGGATTGGGAGAGTGGGCTAGCATGGATCCTGACGAACAAGAAGAAGAATGGGATGATGATTTTGATAAGTTTTTTAATGATGAATATTGGGAGGAAAATTCAGATGACGTTACTATTGGTGCAGCAGCAAAAAAGGTTGAATTGAAAAGTGCAACTGCTGAAGATTTGTTTACTGATTCTGAAGAGTCACCAGGTCCTTATGGCGATCCTTCAGGAGGAATGCCTGATAATGGTGAGGGTCAGTTAGAGCACATGATGAGTAATATTTATCGTGAGGCAGAAGGATGGAAAAATATGATAATGAAATTTGGTGGATTTAAAGGTGCTGGGAAACAAATGGCCATCGATGCAAAGAAAAAAATAAAAACAGATTGGAAATTGATTAATCCTGATGAACTTATTAAAAATACAACAGATCTGTTGAATGGTTTTACTAAAACCACGCCAACCCATGCTATCTCAAAACTTATGCTCAAACCAAACTTCGGCATCAATGCTGATAAAAAAGAATGGGCTAACTTCTGTAAAAAACCAGAGACTTACGACAGAAAATGGTGGGTGAGTCTCCAAAAAGAATTTGGAAAGTACACATGAGACTTGAACATCAAATCAAAAATGTCATCAATCGCATTGATGAGAAGGCCAAAGATACACCTGGCCAGGGTGGGATGAAAGAGCATCCCATTTCCAAAAAAACTAACGATTATGAAGAAAAGTATTTTCAGCATGCCTCAGTTACGGATGATCGTGAAAAGTTTATCACAGGTAAAAAACCTGAACAAAAAGATAATATTGAGGACACAGAGGGTCATTCGAACCCTGCTGAAAAATCAAAAGACAAAGCACCGAAAGAATCGGAAGAAATTATTGATGAGAGGGTATTGCCCTCAAATCTAGCAATGACTGGTTACATTGACAAAACCACCGTAGGATTTATTCTCAAAGGTCAGATGAAATATGACTGGTGGCCAGCCATAGGACAGAATGGAGCCAAAGAGGATGATAAGGTAGTTTTTAAGTTTAATAAACCTCAGGGAGATACTATTTCAGGTGTTCCCCAGTCAGGTAAGTACAAAGGTAAGATATTTGATTACAACATCGTAAAAGATAACTTCAAGGTTCCTGCTGCGGAACTTCAAAAACATAGACTAAAGGAAGATATGAATATTGATTTAAAACAAGTCAAGGACCTGACTGAAAAGAAACAAGAGAAGGAAGGTTACAATGTAAAGATGGCTGCTGCTGCCCTAAAGGACAAAAGTCACATGGACATGGGTGGTGAAAAGCATCCTGTTAAAATGGATAAAAAGACTGCAAAGAAAATTATGAAGGATGTCAAAGAGGGCAATGTTGAGAATGTATCCTTTGCTGATGCAGTTCGCCTTGCACAAGAGACAGCAGTTCAGTCCCATAAAGAGTATTGGGAAGAAGCAGCGAAAAAACGTGATGAAGGTTGGGGTGGTAAAGGTGGAGTTCCTGGTAAGGGATCGGTTACCACTATCGCAAAAGCGAAAAAAGGTGGAATGACCATCGGTGGCAAGTAATGAAAACTTGGACGCAGTTCATAAAGGAAACAAAAGGTAAAACTGCCGTTGTTACTTTTGGCAGGATGAATCCTCCCACCATTGGCCACCAAAAGTTGGTTGATGAGGTGTTGAGGGTTGCTAAGCAGAATGGTGCAACCCCATATGTTTTTGTTTCCCATACTCAGAAGAAACCTAAAGATCCCCTTGACTATAAAACTAAGGTTGCGATTGCTGGTAAGGCATTTGGTAAGGCGATTCAAAAGGATAAGGTAAACAACCCTTTTGATGCCGTATACAAAATGCGAGATGAAGGGTATGATACTGTTTTCTTTGTGGCAGGTTCAGATCGTGTTCCTCAATACAATGCTATGTTTAAAAAGTATTCAGGACACCCTGACCCTGAGAAAGATATTGGAGTTGAACTGCAAGTAGTTTCCGCAGGCGAAAGAGACCCTGACGCAGATGGTGCTGAAGGGATGTCTGCAAGTAAAATGCGTGCATTGGCAATGGAGAATGATTACACTAACTTCATGCTTGGTGCACCTGAAAAACTAAGAGAACCTGATGTCAAGAAGATGTTTATAGCAATCAGAAAGGCAATGGGAGCAAAATAATATAATGAAAGGAGTTGATTGGTACGTCGTGGTATTTTTAAGTACGAAAGTAAGAAAGTAAAGAAACGGACGAGCATAGGTAAGTCACCATTTTCCAAACCAAAAAATAAACACAAGAGAAGAAATTGGAAAAAATACAGAGGACAAGGGAAGTGAAGCATTTCAAAAAGTTATTTGAGGAGGTCAAGAATCCGACCTTCCTTGTATTGACTATTGCGAAACCTATGGATAGCAATCCTCAAGCATATTGGGGTAGCATGGAGAATACTCATATAGTATTTGTTGATGAGTGTTACCTTGATACCAAAAAAGTAAGGGCAGGCAAGGTTACCATAAAAAACTACAATGGCAACCTTGATGATTTAGATATTAAGATCCAAGAGACCTTTGCGATCCCCTTGGGGTCAGTTCTTTCAGATGAGTCAAGACTTGGTGTTGCTGAGTCACTTGAGACACTTGGTGTGGCTATGCTAAATGAACTCACCACCATGAAAAATGCGAGGAACAAACTCACTACATCTCGCATTCTTGCTGATGCTAAAATGCCAACACCAATCACATCTATTGTA